CAAAATCTATATAATCTCCTTGAGATCGGCCATGTGAATTACTAGTAATAGTTACAGTTGTTCCTGATTGAGTGTAAGTTGCACTTATAGTCTGTCCACCTGACGCAAAACCAACACTTTGTATTAATCTTTTTAAATTAAGAGAAAACACACCACCTAAATCTATTGTGTTTGCAAAGTCGTAAGTTGCTGTAAGATTGCTTGTTGGATCTGTTAACTGTAATGCCCCAGCAGAAACAGAACAATTTGTTTTTGTACCACTAAAAGGAGTTGAATCTGTATCTTCTCGATCAGCTAATACTTGTTGACTATCAATCAAATCAGGTAAGTCTAATATTACAGAAGTCTCTCCAGTACTAAAGTTTCCTTGATCGTCACGGAATTTAAGGATGTATTCTCCGTCAAGACTAGGGACTACTGCTTCTGTAGTATTACCAGCAAGTGCTTCAATTAAATCAACAGAGTTTTGAAATGTACCACTTCCATCTGTTTTATTACTATGACGTACATAAACTTTTCCTCCATGTATAACGTCAGCATCAGCAGATTCTGTCCACCTAAGTCTTATTAATTTATTTGTTACAGGTTCTATAGTTAAGTTCTGAACATCTGCTGGAGGATCAGTTTTACCAACAGCGTTAAAAGTAACATCAGTAGAACTTGCTGATAAATTTAAAGCTGCATTTATTGAATAAACTTTTATTTCATAAGTCCCAGCAACAGTATCTAATATTTCAAAGTCAGTTCTAAAAACAGTTTGAGATACCCAGTTTGTATTGTTAAATCTATACTGAACAAGATATTGACTTACCCCTGTTACGTTAATCCAAGAGATGATTAATTTTGTTCGTGCAACTGCGTTTATAATTACGATTCTTTCATCTACTGTTACGTTTGAGGGGGGATCTCTAAGTTGATTTAACAATGAAATATTTCTAGCTGGCAAAGATATTCCTTGCTCAATATTCGCATATTTACCAGCTATATAGGTTAATGCAGTTATTGTGTAATTTAATCTATCCTTTTCTTCAACAGTAATAACACGATATGTTTGTGCTTCTAAATTAGAGCTTTGCAAAAGCCAAAGGCTATTTACATTTGGAATTTGACTTAAAGCAGAATCTAAAGTAATTACATTTCCAACAAGTCCTATTATATTTTTTGTTTCTAAACTTCCGTCAGGCAAAATAACAGTACATTTTTTATTTGTACCTCCAAAAGTATCCAAGTCTTGTGTACTATCAACTGTTATTTGAGTCGTTGTAGCTGCACTTATTCTTCCTGATCTTCTTTCCCCTGCACGAACAGGATCATTGATACTGATAACAGCCCCCGGCCTGACAATTGCCCCAGCATCTTTTGATACCCCAAAAGTAACTACTTCAGACTCTTGTTGCTCGCTGAAAAGTATTGCTTTACCAAGTCTTTGTGCTTGACCACGAGATGTCAGGCCAAACCCTTTTACATCTTTTTTAATAATTCCTAGCTTGGCTTGTGCAGATGTATCTTCTACGACCTCATAATCTATTTCTCTACTGTCCATATTAAAATATGAAACATTAATTACTGTATGTCTTTGCTTTAAACTGCTTCCAGAATAAGAAAATCCACCCTCTGTTACATTTGCCAAGCTAAATAAATAACTTGAATCAGTAGGTCTATCTTGGGCAAGACTTATTTTACCAGCAGACCAAATAGGGTATGCTCTCATAACCCCTGCTATTTCATTAATTAGCTTAAAAGCTTCTTGTGATCCCTGTATATTTGCATTAAAACTAAATCTTGCTTCTTGTCCTCCAAAACCATCACTAACCAATTCATTTGCATACTTACTAGCCTCAACAAAAGAATATAAATCTATATTTGTATCTGAAATATGTGTACCAAATCCATATCTTTCAGTAGTTAATAAATCAAGTAATGCCATACTTGGACATGAATTCCATACTGCTGCTGACATCGTTCCGTTAAACACATAATTAGGTGGATATATTATGCGACCAGTTGCTAAATCAACTGTTGGAGTAAGTCCACCATTTGGAGCAGGGATGCGTGTTTTTATTCCTCTTATGCGAAATGCTCTTCTTGGGATACTACTAAATTGTTCAGAATCAAACCTAAGATTCATATAGGCACTATTTGGATAATCCTGTTTATCATCAATTAATTCTGTAATCGTAGTCCAATTAAAAGCATCAACTAACTGACCACCTGATGCTGCATCTGCTGTTAATCTTACAACTTTTATATCGACAGGAAAAGCTGTGCCTGCAGTTATTTTAGTTCTATCAAAATCTATCCTGTAATCTTTTTGGTAAGCATCAGCGGTTCTTCCTTTTACTGTGTCAGTTATCTCATCTGAAAAACCACCACCATTATATTGAATTTGTATTTTTAAAGAAACAGAACTACCTAAAATATCCCCATCGTCATTTGTTTTTTGTATAGCAGGGAAGGTAACAGTAACCCTTACTGCATCAACTTGAGTATTAGTTATCTGCCTAGTAACACCTCCCCCAGATGCAGTTACCTCAACACCAACGGATGAAGAAGATTGCGCTCCTACAATACCGGGGATATGATTTTGACTTGCTGTTCCAAATCTTGGTGTTAATTCAACATCTTGAAAATTAAAATCAGATGCACTTGGACTTGTATTACTAGCAGAAGAAGTAAGCACAGGAGTATTGTCTAAGATTATATCTTTTAAACTTGAAGTGTTATATGTTTCTGTACCTCTACTTAATGCTGCTTTTGATGGAGTTGCAAAACCCTCTATTTCTCCTTCTGACAATAAGTCTTGGACAGTAGCAAATTGTTTGCTATTTAAAGTATCAGGTTCTCTTGTAGGCTTTCTATTCCTATCTCTTCCACCACCAGAACCAATAATATATTTAGTCATGCGTGTACCTGATCAGTATCTATACCAGCTGAAATCACGACAGATCCAGTCACTATTTCTCCATATACAATTGGGACGCTAGTCCCAGCTCTCGTAGTATTTTGCACTCCACTAAAACTAAAAGATATTCTAGGATCTTGCTCATTCTCAAAGTCTTCTGGTTTTGGCATTGGGAATAATAAATCACTAACACCAAACAAAACTAGTCCAAGACCAATATTTCCAGCTACCACACTAAAACCAATACTTGAACCTGCAACAGCACTAAACCCTCCAGCCCCAAACATTAAGCTAGTACCTCCTGTTGCAACGGCAAGACCAATCAAAGCAACTCCTGCTATTATCTGACCAGTATTACCACCAGCACCAGTTATTACAGGAACTATACTTACTTCTCCTTTACCAATAGGATTATGTATTTCCTCTTTACTTATTTCTTCTTTGCTAACTAAAATTTTATAATATCTTTCAGACATATATGCTTCTACTTTTGGAAAATTACAAATTAAAAACTTAACAGCATCAGCAGTAGAATGAATAACAGCCTCAAATTCTTTATGTCCGACAAAATCGGCTAAATCTCCATAAAGCTTAAGTTTTGTAAGCATAGCGTAACCTCTTACCTGTACATTTTAACAACCATTCAGAGTAAGGCTCTTTACAAGATAGTCTATCTGCTAAATGATGTAAAACCATACCATCTACAAAAATAGCTACATGATTTAAGCCTGGAGATCCAATAGACATTAAGAGAGCATCTCCATTCTCTAATGGCTCATCAGTTCTTAGTTCTCTAAATCCTGTTCGCCATGCACATTGTTCAAACAAAGGATTTAATAAAAATTCTTCTGGTGTCGTAGGTCTAGTCCAATCTTTGAGTTCTATATTTTTTTCTTGTTTATACCAATCACGCACTAACGACCAACAATCAGTAACTCCCCATACCCAAGGTCTACCACATATTTCTGGGATATATCCCTCTGGAATACATTCTCCCCACTCTTCTGTTTTTGGGTTAACAATATACCAAGGTAAATTACTATTTTCACAACTAATACGATCTGCTTGGCTTGGTGTCGGAGGAGTTGTTGGATGACTATGTACTATACCTATTATTTCTCCTTCATTATCTGCTTTTACATAATCTTCTGGATCAAGAATAAAACATTGATAATCTGTCATGGACAAATTTCTACAAGGAAAATATTTATTTTTACCACGAACATTTAGTAGTAAACCACAAGATTCTTTTGGGTCTTGATCTTTCGCATGATCTAATGCTTTATCTTTCCAATTCATTAATTAAAAGTACCAATAGCAGGGAATATAGAACGAGTGCATTGTCTTTTTGGCGCACGAACTCCCGCCAAATCCCAAACTTGTGCAAGTTCTAGTTCAATAAAATCTCTATTTTCTACTGATTTTCTATCAACAGTATATATTTCTCTTGGAAACTCTGCTGATGGATCAGCAGTTGAATTAGTGTTACCAGAAAAATTTACAGCATCTAAAAACTTTGCCATAGTCTGTATGCGTGTAACTGTTGCACCAGTTAAATCATTACCTGCTGTAGTTTGATTAACTGTTAATAGTATTGCGGACATTGTTCCTAATGCATTACTAATTTTTAATTTCGGTCGTGGTAATTTGCCACGTTTAAAAGCAAAACCAGATGCTTCTACAGGAAAACGCAAATAAGAATTACCAGCCCATACAATTTGTCCATTAGCATTAAGATTTGAACCTGCATGAAATCTATAAATTGTTGTTGCACCATGCAATCCGCTATCAAGCTGTAATGTAAATAATTCTATAATTGCTGATGGATTAGATTTTTGTATTTCATCAAAAATCTTTGTAGTACTCATGGCTCAAAAACTTGTATAAATGTTGCATTTATTGTTGCTCTGTTTGGAAACTCCATATTTTTTATCCAATCGTTACATTTAAATTTCATTGCGCTTGGTTCATTTGGTGGAGTATATGTAAAACTTGCACCATCTTCGGCACGAGCATCAAGAAAGGTTTCTATGGTGTCACTATCTGATTCAGATAAATTTTTAAAAACTAAATTAAAAGTTTTAGGGTTTTGATGGGCAGCTAATCCAAATAAAATTCTGTGTTCATAACCATCTTGGAATTTTACAGTATTAGTATTTGGTCTTGATGTTTTTCTAACAGGAAAACTTGGTTGGATGTTTGGAAAGGTTGCCATTATGAAAGTATACCTCCGGGTCTTTGTTCCTCAACAAGTTTTGATTGTATTGCTGCTGCAATAAGTTCGCCAAGTTGACGGCTATTTCCGTCATCTCCTTGAACAGAACTATTAGAAGCATCTACATTTACTGTTATATTACCAAGTCCTCCTCCAGTTGATGCAACTCCAAGTTTTCCATCTTTTCCACGTTTCAAAGGGACGATTGCTTCGGGTCCAGATTCCCCAGCTAACCCCATTCCTTTCGCCATTGGAAAAATTACTGGCTTATCAATTACACCCCCCATCGCATAGGGAACGATTTTATTTTTAGCAAAAACATTACCTTTAGCACTTTCTGCTACAGGTGTTTTTTCTAATCCTATAAACTTGCCTAATCCAGGAGCAAATTTCATTATTGCTTTAAAAAATAATGCTCTTACTATCATTCTTTTTAAATCATTTAATATAGATCTTGCTAACTCGCCAAAACTAGCTTTACCTGATACTGCAAGTTCCGCAAATCCATCAGCAAGTTTATTGACAGATTGAACTGCAAGTTCCTCAACATTATTTTGCAAGTCCATTGCAGATTCTGCTAACTTTCTAAATTCTTCTTTAAAATTAAAAGTATCGTTTTTACCCTTTTCTAATTTTGCAATAATCTGACCTAGATCCATATCAAACTCTTTATTATCTAATTTCATCTTTTCAAGAATTACACTAGCTTCTCTTCTTATTTCTCTAGCTTCAAATTCTTTCTGAGTTATTATTCCTAAATCTAATTTGTATTTATCTAGTGTAGCTGCTTCTTTTCCTTTATCTCCTTCTGGAGTTACTCCTTGGAATGTTGTCAAATCTTTAGCACTTACAGGTGCTTTTAATATTCCTTGTGCATATCCATATTGCCGTAAATTATCACGAAAAATTTCATCTCTTAATTTTCTAAATAAATTTTCATCTATTGGTTTCTGTCTACCAATACTTAATTGATGCACATTACCTTTTTTATAATCTTCTTCAGTAAATACACCTGCTCTTAATTTTGCGATTTTAAGAGCTTGTTTTTCCGCATCTCTTAATGCTTTATTAGATACTGATCCAGATACATTTTTACCTTTTTCTAATTCAATTGTTTTAATAATATTTCTTGTCTCTAATGCTGCATTGAGCATATTTGCAAAATTTGTTATTAAGTCTTGGAACATAGCACCAAGGGGTTGGAAGAAGTCTCCAAAACTTTTCTTTAACTTATCAAGAGCTACTTGCATTCTTGCACCAGCATCAGCAGTAGAATTTGCCATATTTTTTGCTGCTTGTGCATGATCTTCACTTAGCTTGACAACAAACTTCATAACATCGTTAAGACCAACTGTTCCATCTCTCAAGTCTTTCTGCAACTCAGGTAAAGTTCTTCCTGTAGCATCAGCAAATTTAACCACGGCTCCTGGTAAGCGTTCACCCAGTTGCCCTTGAAGCTCTTCTGCCGATACCTTACCTTTACCAAAAATCTGCGACATCGCTCGAATAGCAGATTGCACATCTTCAGCATCTCCACCTGTTGCTTTAATAGCTTCTGAAACACCTCTAAATACAAGTTCTGCATCATCGACAGATCCACCAGCACCAATAACAGATGCAGATAAAGTAGTGAATTGCTTAGTAGCATTTTTGATAGGAACATTTAAACCATTTGATACTGAAGCAATAACTTTTTGTGCTTTTGCAAATTCTTTTTCAGTTTTTGTAACACCTTTTAATGCGACCTCTAATCTTTTAATTTCTCCTGAAAATACAGCAGCATCTTTTGCTAAACTAGAGAAATCCATCCCCGCACCTATAACTGCTCCAATAGCTGCTCCTTTTGGCCCAGCTATATTTGCACCTGCTAATGCAAGTTGAGATGTATTACCCGGTAAAACTTGAGATGCAAGAATACTTCCAAAACCAGTACCAAGCTTGCTAAAACCTGTTCCTTTTTTAGCTGTATTATTGAATTTTTGCAGTTTTACTCTATTAGCATCAATTGCTCTACCTAATATTTGGAATTGTCTTCCATTTACATTTACTTCTTGTCTTAACTTTTTTAATATTCTTTCTTTTTGCTTAAATTGACTTATTGTTTTAGGTGTAAATTTACTTATTTGTCTTACACTTTGACCTAAAGAATTTAATTGTCTTTTTGTAGGATTAGCTGATCTTTCTAATCCTTTAAGTTGTCTCTGTAACCCAGAAAGATCTTCTAAACCATCAACATTAATTTTTAGAACAAACTTACCTACTTTATTAGCCACTCTTCTTCTCCTTATTGACCTCTCTTAGAGCTACAGATTCCATAAGTTGTAAGCCCTCTAACATTTCTTTGCGATTAGTTACATTGTAAAGGTCAAATAGACCTCCAGCAAGCAATAAAACCTCGTATTTTAATCCTACTACACCTCCAAAGGACATATTCCATTGTGTTTGTATTCTTAAAAACATCATAACAATTTCCCAATTCTCTTCCCATACTTCAAAATCATTATTAACTTCTGGTTGCTTCTCTATTTTTATACCAAATGCTTTTGCATCTTCTTCGGTACTATCTATTATCTGCTTGCCACCCGAAGCCCAGTATATGGCGGCATCAGCTAGTTTCCCGATTGTGCATTTCCATAAAATTCTCTGAATGCATTTAAAACACCTTTTACGAAATCGACATCTTCTGTAAATTCTTTTAATACAGGTTTAGTGAAACTAATAGGTGTTCCATCTTCCTCATTAACATCCTCCCAACCTACTAAAATTTTTGACAATGCAGAGTACTCATCTTCATCCTCAAATTTATCAAGTTCTGTTCTTGAAAGTCTTACAAACTTTCCTGTAAATTCAAATTTTTCAAATTCCCCCGGTCTTGTTTCAGAAGGACGTTTTACTTCTACAGGCCAAGGATAAACCTTAGTCTTTTTACGAACAAATGCCATAAAAACTAAATAATATATATACTTCTATACTTTAGCTAGGAAGTCAATAGTTATGTATAAACTAGCGACATTTCATTATTAGCTGCTGAAGGTACAAGTGTATATGGAATTTCTAGCATTGCTACTCCATCCATCTCTCCATAATTTACATCTCCTATATCAACTTTAGTTGACGTAAATTGCACAATATTACCTGCTGCTGTTCCATGAGTAAACTGTAAGTTTCCTAGTGATGCATCTGTTAATGCAGCAGTAAAATAATCTTTCTGTGAAATTGTTGGACACTCCATAGATACTGTTCCATTCGATGCTCTATCAGTAACAATCACTTCTTTAGTTCCTCCAACAAGTTCTCTATATGCTGTTGTTACACCTGCATCCATTGTTAATGATTGTAAAGCACCTGCAAAAGATAAAAGTTGGAAACTACTTGTATTACCATTTTTAAATATTAAAGGTGTTGCTTGATTACCATAAACAACAGTAGGTAAAGCATTATCAGTAGGAGTGTTATAGATTCCAGTAAAAGTAAAATCGATTGTAGGAATTGAGCCTACCTCTGCGTTAATTACAAAACTACCTCTACAACCAGTAACAATATGTCTTATACCATCTACGTTGTAGTGAATAGTAATAGATGAAAAACTAGATGAAACAGGTGCATAAGTGCAAGAAGTGTTACTTACAATTGCCTCTGAAAACCCACACGCCTTGATAGCATCTCCATAACGAGGAGCGGCTCCGGCTGTCCCCGACCCTGCAAGTTCAACGGAAAATGTACACTCAACTCTAGTGTTAGCTAATAGTTGCTCAGATGCACCCAAATATGGTCTTACAACATCTCTGTTAACTACATCACTTGATTGCGGTGTAATGCTTAAGTCTGTTACGAGAACAACAGTTGAAGAAGCCATGCCCGGATCAGTTCCGTAAGAACTTTCTGCTTCAATCAGAATTACTCTCTTCCTTGTCAGTAGTGCCATCAGTTGTTACCTCTTTGGTGGGGTCAGCTTGTGAAGTTTGTTGTACTAGCTTTGCCTTGCCAGTTTTTGGATTGAGGATGTAAGTTCCACCCTCATTTGGGATTTCATACTCCATATTAAACGCTTTG